GCCGTTACACTACTTGAGAATGTAGCAGCACCAGTAGGTTCAATCTTAAATTTAATTCCTTGCCCAGCACTCCAAAAACTTAAATTACCATCATTTGCAGCCGTGTACATTTCCCATTTATTTGTACCACCTATTTTTAACATTACACCAGATTCTGATCCTCCAGTATTTGCTGCATTTATGTTTAGATATGCATGCGTTGTAGTGTTATTTATATTAACATCGCCACTAAACGTAGCACTCGTTCCACTCAATGCACCAGTAAGTGTACCACCTGTTGCTGATAAAGTACCGCTAAATATTCCGTTACCGCTTGAATCAATAGTCATCTTTGCAGTAGCAGTTCCACTACCGAAACCAAATATTATCTTACCGCTATTTTGGTTCCCGATACACATATCCCCAACCGCTGAAGTCAATATATAATCCCCAATAGTTCCAGCCATTGCGATAAAGCCATTTATTGTCGCACCTGTTACCGCATTAGTTAACCTCAAAGAAGGGGCAGTTCCATTTAATTGAAGCTGATTGTCTATGCCTCCTGTATTGATAGTTAGTTTACCTGTTAAAGTTCCACCACTTAATGGCAGGTAACCGCTTAAATCACTTGTTAAAGCCAATGTTCCACTTGAAGATGGAAAGGTATAGTTCAAGCCAACTCCAGATGCAAAAGTAAATTGAGTAGTTGAACCACTTGGTAAGCCATACTTCAAACCATTTGCAACCCCTACCATTGTTGTAGCACCACTATAAGCACTAAAAGTAGCAGAATGTGAAAATACATTGTTTGCGTTATTAATTACATCCGAGTTATTAGTAACCCCACCGCTAAAACTTGCAAACCCTGTAAAGAATTTACCGCCTGTTATTGTTTCCGTACCTGCTAAATGAACCACTAAAGAATCATTAGCTGGAGTATATCCTAAAGCACCTGCGATTGTTTTATTCTTCCAAAGGCTTGTTGCACTATCCCAAAATATACCTTCATTATTTGCAACGCTTGTTATTGATACATCGTGTAACTCTTCTAATTCATATCCGTTTTGAATCTTTACAAAGATTGAACCATTGCCACCAGACTTTTTAATCATATAACCGATTAAAACTAAGTTAGCAGGAGCAGTAGGCTTAACATTGGTAAAAGTACCAGCAGTTGAACCTAAGTAAAGTGCATCGCCTTCATTATATGCTAAAGTATTCAATCCGTTTACCATTCCGCTTATAGTAACAAAGCCATTTGCGCCGTGTGCAATAGATTCAGTTACCACACCAAATGTTACACTTGAAGATGCTTCTGTCGCATTTGAAGCCAAAGCAACCGAAGGAAGTTCCCCAGTTGAACCAGTTACATAAACAACTTGACCATCTGTTAAAGTAGCACCTGTATTGTTATGAATCAATGCCCTTTGTTCTTGTCCTATCTGTAAAGTCGTATCGCCATCTCCATCAATTAATTGTAGCGTTCTATAAAAGCTATCCCAAGACAAAGTACCCAAAGTAGTTGGAACACTTGTTGGAGCCGTATTAAAGCCTATGTAATCGCCTAATAATCCGTAAGTACCTAAGTCAACGTTAGCCGTTGCACCTGTGTAAGGAACGTATCCTGTCAAAGAAGGAAAGGTAGTTAATCCACCTGCTCCGTTGATATATTGTCCGCTTGTTCCAGCAAAGCCTATGTTAATTGTTCCGCTTGTAGTAATTGGACTTCCTGTTATTGTTAAAGCATCTCCACTTTCAGTAACTGCCACCGAAGTAACTGTCCCTGTTGCACCACTTGCTCTTTCCCACTCCGTACCGCTATATAAAACTTGATCGCCAATAGCAAAAGTTACTGGACCAGAACCAAAGTTAACTGTTCCTGCTACGTTACATAAATAAACATCTCCAGCGTTACCAGTTCCATCTGCCAAAGTAGGTGTATTCGTTGCAGCATCCCAAGTGCCTTTAAACTCCATAACACTATTAGGTAATTGAGAAACTAAGATTTTACCACTACCATCTAATTGAGGAATGCCATCTGGCACGTTAATCCCTAATGAATTAACCACACCGCTTGTTCCTGTTAATACACCGCTTAGATTTCTAGCTTTTGCACCCGAACTTATAACTATTTGATTGCTCATTATATTAATTTTATTGTAGTAATGCCCTTACATATTCCCCACTTTCTAATGCTCTACTGAAAGTTAAAATGCCAGTACTTGAAACCCATTTAACTTGCTCATCTATTGGAGTGCCTATTGATATAATATCCTGTACATCAATTCCACCCCTTGAAACATACAAGATTGTTTTGCCTACCATATCCGACCAAGTAATCGTAGTTTCTCCACCTGCTGCCGTATATCCTTTAGTTGATACTGAACCGCCAATGATAACCACACCGCTTGGGTCTATGCTTGTACCGCTTGTTCCGTATGCTCCAGAACCTTGAAGTGAAACACTATAAGTGCCAACCTCTTTATAAGGTGCGTTTATGTTTAGGCTTGTTAAATTACAATTACCGCTGATTATCACTAATCCATCTACTCCGTTGTCTATTACGAACTTAACCAAGATTTGCTCCCTTGATTGTTGTTGCTCCAATAGGAACAAATATCCGTATCCGTTTAATGTAACCAATCCATCACAAGTAACAGTCCACGAAGCAATGTCATTCTTAAACTCACGATACCACGCAGAAGATTGCGAAGTAACCTCTTTTTGATCCACTTGAACCGAAAATGTTGCATTCGTAGAACAGGCAAAAGGAATGTCTGTTTCTGTTTCTGCATCATATTTATAAAGCATTATATTTTTCCCTATTACTGCTGCCATATTACAAATTTAATAAATTATCCGTATGATTCTAATATCTCCCCACTTGAACTGATTTTAAACGCTTGGAATGATACTTCTGTAATCATTACCTTCCACCATAACATTGCACCATTGAATGGAGTTCCTAAAGTTTCGCTTGTATAATAAACATCTCCTATTGATGGAACACCGATATTCTCTAAGTAAATCATCTCTTCTGTTAATGGAGCAGCGTATGCCAATTCCTTAGTCATATAAGCCGTTGACCTAAAGTGTCCAGTTCCAACAGGTGCAGAAGAAGAAATATTATTTGTATCGTATGTAGTTAATAATGTAGTTACAATATCTTCACTATTTACATCCAACAAAGTAGCCGTTATAACATCATTAGGATAATCAATAGTTGAATTACCCAATAAGAATGTCTTATTTTGAACGCTTATCTGTGTAGGATCAACATCATCAGCCGTAATTCTCATTGCAGCATTAAACCTACCATTAGCCGTTTCTACCCCCATAAACGAAGAATCAATGTTTATGATATTCTTATTTAAGCAGTTTGAATATTGCTTTACTACCAATTCACTTAAACTTCTATATGTTTCCGTTAAGTATTCTTGTCTGTACCAATTCTTTAAGTTTAATCCAGTTGAATCACTTAAAAAGCCTCTATAACTAAAATACCCATCTGTTATGTCATTAAAACCTAAAGGCAAATCAACTTCGTAAACGTATTCTTCAGTATCTGTTATGTAAGATTCAGTAACAAATGATGCGAAAGAAGGTACAAGTTCCAACTTAAAGTCCTCTAATAATGCTGCTCCTTCTGTAGCTTTCCAGTATGCAGTAGCCGTACTAAACACAATAGAAATTGACAAATCTCCAGTTATAGGTGATGGTGGCAATTCTAAGTTAACATTAGCCTTTGGACTATCTAAATCATAAGGAACATAGTAATATTCTAAAGGATTGGAAATTAATGCCCATTGCCCATCATTTCTGTAAAAATATGTATCTGTTCCGTTTGTTATCTCAATCACAAGAATACACAAAGCAGGAGGACCTTCAGCCAATGGACCATTCAATGAATTTATATTAAACCCAAATTTTATAACCTCATTTTGCCCAATCTTAGGTAGGTTGTTAGGAGTTAAAGAAGATACATAAGGAGGATCAAAAGCTGGTCCAACAATAAATCCATTATATTTTTGAGTTGGGTTGTTCTTTATATAAATCAAACCACCACCTCTTTCTTCTGTCCAACTAAACGCATTATCCTCCGTTGGGCTAATATGTTCGTAATTCTTTAAATCCCAGTTAGTGATATAGTTATTAGGGTAATCTATATCCTTTGCAAATCTTATCTTATTAAACCCTTTTCTAATTATCTTAAATTGGCTATTATCTACAAAGTATAAACCGCTTGTGTTGCCTGTATATCCTTCAATATTACCAGTCAAATCTTGTGTAATTGCAGAACCTGCTACTCCTTCTTTCGTATAATACGTTGAATAGTACGAATCTTGTGCTAATTCAGTCAATGTGACTATAAAGAAATTGCTTTCAGCTTGGAAGAATCTTGCCCCAAATCCTTTTGCTATTTGTGTAATTACATCAAGGCAATTAGTTGGTTCTTGATTATCATTAACAAAAGTTGCGTAGTTAATATATGTTTGATTCAATGGATCATTTACCGCTGCATCAGTTCTATCGTTCATTCCTTCAGCAAAGAAACTAATCCCACTAACTATATTATAAGCAGCAGGATATTCCAATTTGCTTAACGCACCTGCTAAATAACTAATTAAAGTCGCTTTCCCATTTAAAGTATAATCTGTAGGAAATTCAAAAGGTATTCTTTCTAACATACCCAATCCATCAATAGCATTAAAAGCTAATTCCTTTCTACCTGTACTGAATGAAAATTGTACGTTATCGCTTAATGCCCATCCTTGCCATTGATAGGTAATATCATTCATCAAAACAGATACAAAATACTTCCTATCGTTTAAACTTGTAAAGTCTGGCATATTCTCCACATCATCCGTAACATCTAAAACCAAACTTAATTGGCTTACATAAATAGGCTCAAAAATATCATCCGAACGTGGGATATATTGTAACTGTAAACTAACACAAGGATAATCTATAATTTCTCCTTCGTAGCCATCTTCATATAAATAAACATAAATTGTCTGGTTACCCTTAGTTGCTGCAATTATCCTATATTTTATTTCGTATGCCATTAT